TCAGCTTCGTCATAGTCCCGCACCTTTAACGAGGCTTTCGCCTTCGCATAGGAATCAAGCTTGTCCTGCCATGCCTTAGCTTCAGCATCTCGCTGGGCTGCAACATTGGCTTCGGCTGCATCATATTCGCGTTTATGCTCATACCAAGCAGCAAGCTTTTGTTCGTACTCGTCGGAATCATAATCGCAGCTTTCAAGCGTTGGCTTTGATACTAGGGCAACCGGCTTGGTCTCAGTTGCTGTCGTATTTAGCTTTGCTTCAAGCTCACGAATCTTCCGCTCTTTTTCCCGATTTGATTTACGCAATTCACGCACCCAAGCAGGCGCACGAACTTCTTCATCTTGAGGTGGCGATTCCTCTCCGATAGATATTACGACTTCATCTTCGTCATCTTCGTCTTCTGGTTCATCGTCGATGGAATTGGTCTCATCATCCGATTGCTCATTGAAGTCTGTGTCGATGTCGATTGTGTCGATGTTGTCGTCGTTATCCTGTTCTGCCGTTTTCATGTTTTAACCCCATTAACTCACCCAAATTGTGTGGAGGGTGGAACCACATTCGTACTGGGTCGCAATGCTTCCCCAATCTTTTCAGCAGTCTCAATTGCCGACTTGCGCTGGTCAATGTCGATGTTTGAGATGGTCTCTGCTGTCTTGGCCTTCGTTTCTTCCGAACGTGCCAATGTATATTCAGTGTTAGCTTGTGCTTGGATAGCTTGAGCCTGTGACTTAGCGGCTTCAGCAAGCAGGTACGTGGTCTGTGCATCTTGCTGCACGTTTGCTTGCGCTTCCATCATCTGCTGCTGTTCTTCTTCCGTTGGCTTAACAACGCCCATCTGGACTAGCTGCTTGCGGAAATATTCCTTGATGTCGCCAATGCCTTCGCCTTCCATGTTCATGATAGCCATAGCTTGCAGAACCTGTTGGGTTGTTGGATCGGTGGTAACTTGCATCATGCCTGTAAGCGCACGCACTGTTGCGTCACGACGGCTGCTGAACGATGGGCCAACATCTACAGCGACATCAAACAAAGCATCAGCCAGGTTGTTCTCGTAAATCAGTTCGCCAGTTTCTTCGTCGATCTGTGGCTTCATCAGTTCAATCGAACCAACTTCCTCCATAGAGCCGACCGTCTTCATCTTGCGCTTTTCTTCAACGTAGATGTCTTTAGCCATTGACAGCCATATCTCACCACAGCGACGCACAGCCTTAGCCATGTTGCTCATGTAGATGAACGTCTGCATATCCAAGCGGGTCTGGATAAGCTCAACAGCCTTGCCGCTGATGTTGCTAACCATCTTGTCTGATTGCTGGTTGTTGCCCAGTATCTCAGCCATGTCGGATTCAGTGATCTGCAACAGTGCAGCCATCGCAGGCGGAATCTGTGGCGACTTGGTGTAAGCAACAGGCCCAGCAGCTTGAGTCTCACCATTAGGGCCAGTGATAGGATTGACCAAGAGGTAAGGATAGTTGCGGAGGTTATCTTCAGCCCACATCACTTGGTGACCAGAGACTTGCTCAGGAAGCAGGATTGGCTTTTCAACGGATGAAAGCGCACTAATCTCGCCCAGCTTCGATAGCTGCATATTCTTCAGGCGCTGCGGGTCTTTCGCTAGGCGCACTTGGCCCATGCAACGCTCGACGTTATCAACGAACCAACGCTTGCCATAGACGGGAACGATAGGAATGTTCTTGCCAGCAATGTAGCCCATATCGTCAAGGACACCGCCGCCGCTCATGATATACTTGCGGACGCGCTTACGCTTAACGCGCTTCTGGCGAACTTCGACCGTGCCAACAGCGGCAAGAGTTTCTTCTAGCGTTTCATCTGCGTCAAAGTCTGCTTGCGTGTAGCGTTCTTCTTCGCCTTGGATTGTCAGGAATATGCGGACAGTCTCGCGGGTTTCCTCAACGCGATAGTATTCAGCAACGAACACAACATCAGGCGTATCCCAGTCAAACTCATACTGGTGAATCTCTTTGGGCCATGTCGCTGGGTCATCATTCCATTCAGCTTTGTAAGCTTCATAGGTCATGGAATACAGAACGAAGCAATACTTAGCGTCAGCTTTGTCCTGGCGCTTAGCGTCAAGATCGAAGAACACAGAGCTATCAGCGTCATAGATTGGCTCTATGCGGATGCGCTGACGTTCGTCCTCGTCGTTCTCATCATCTTCATAAGCAGTTCGCAAACGCCATGCGCCGAAACCACCGCCTACAGCTTCCTCAAAGCCATTGTCGTATGCTTCTTCTGCGCCGCTATCCCGTTCGTCTGCACGATAGAGACCATTGCAAGTCTCAGCTAGTTTTTCATCCGTGTCGCCATCTTTGCTTACAAAGTCTACAGCGATGCGGTTGTTACGATATTCGTTGATGATACGAATGACGCTCAGGTGAATCTTGTTTACCTCGAAGCGCGGCTTGTTTTCGTATTGGTCACCCAGTGGGCCTTCCCATTGTGCGCCAGCGATTGAGTAGAAGCGTCTATCCTGAAGGCACTGTAGGCGCTCATCACGGACTGAGGATTGAACACGATCGAACTCCGTCATCGCCTGCTGATGGATGTTCTGGAACCTTTGTTCTTTATTCAGTCGAGCCATTTACCACCTACTCACAGTTGCCAAAGGTTGCACATCGAAAGTCTTTGGAACGACTGCTCGACGTATGGCCTCGCACGCATAACGCAGCGCATCTATAAGGTGATTATCACGATCCGCAAGTATTGGCAAGATTTGTCCTGTCAAGGGGTCAGTTTTGTAACTGTAGCACGTTAATTCGTCGATCGTGTGCTGGCAGCGAGGGTGGACAACGATGTCATATGACTTCAACCACTCGACGCCTTCCTCTACAGACTTAGGCCCTTTTATTGCTGGCATGATCTTTGGGAAGCCATGTTTTCTCATGTGGCTGATTGTTTCAGGTCTGGCGCTATCAGCAACGATTGGCCACTTTTCGGACTCAGGCACAGTGAAGAACAGGTCTGGCGTGTCCATAATCTCACAGCCAACGCGATAAGCTTCATGATCGACATATATTGTGCGACCAACAACATGGCAGCGGATAAGCACAGTCGGGTCAGATGCAAAGCCCCAGTCAGCGCCGAAGCGATGCGTTGCGTCATCTGGTGTTTCGAAGTCCTCTATCTTCCAGTTACGGAATACACGCGCTTCGCTGTTAGATGCGTAGCTTCCCAGCCAAACGTGCTTGTATTTGTCAGGGTCGCGCTCTCTGTCGTATTCCATTTCCGCTTTGAGAACATCAGGGAACCAAGGATTGTCTCGATAGTTTACCTGTGCGACGATAGCATCAGGCGGTGGGTTCTCTCCACGCAGCAGCATATCAATCGGGTCACTGCTGTTCAGTGGGTTCCATGTGAACCATAACTCACTGTCTGGCTTACGGATTGTCGGACGCAATAGGTCGAGCGAACGTTGCGATAGTGTTTGCGATTCCTCCACCCAAGCGCAGTCATAACCTTCTAGCGACTTAATGGAATCGGCTGTGTGGTTCTGCATCCCCTGGAATATGATTAGGCCATCGCCATGCCGTGACTTGATTTGTGCTTCCTGCACCTCGAAGTAATCCTGAACGCCAAGCTGCTCAATCTTTAGCTCCAGCAAACGCTTGACGGATTGGCTCAAAGACTTCTGTATTTCACGAACGCAAACGGTTCTGCGTCGCTGATCCATAACATGAGCTTCGATAACCATTTCCGCAAAGGCATGGCTCTTGCCTGATCCACGTCCACCATGAGCGCCTTTATAGCGACTGGGTTGCAGGAATGGCTTGAACCAGCGCGGTGTTTTAATCTTCAGCGTTGTCATCAGTCACTTCGCGCACGATGCGTGTAACCATGTTGCCAGTGATACTTAGCTTTGAAGGTTCGTTATAACCGTGCATCGCATTTAGCTCTTTTACTGCCGATACCTTCACTGCTCCAGAGCCTTCACGATAAGCTTGCACCAATGCTTTGACAGACATTTCACGCGACCAGAGCTGCTTCTCAGCCACCTGAGATTTTAATTCGTCTATTCTTGCCCTTATCT